AATTGATCCGGTTGCGGAGACTCCAGTAAGAGATACGTTTACACCCTGACCAGCAGAGACAGTAACCGATCCTAGTGCACCAGTTGCACTAACTCCTGTGGCAGCAACTACTGCTTTGCCTGATACGACTACGGAACCAAGCTGACCAGAAGCCGATACCCCGGTAACGCTTACTATTTTTGGGACACTGATAGTAACAGTACCAAGTTGTCCGGTTGCCAGTACTCCTGTAACAGGGACATTAGAACCGCAAGTTACAACAACAGAACCTAACTGCCCTGTGGCAAATACACCAGTCAATAAAACATTCTGGCCTATCCCGACAGAAACCGTTCCAGTTTCCCCGGTAGCAAATACCCCAGTAGTTAAAACAGTTGCCTGAGCGACTATAGAGACATTACCGACTTGCCCTGTGGCAAATATTCCGGTCAAAACAACATTGGCTTTTCCAGTAACAGTTACGTTACCAATTTGACCTGTGGCAAAGACTCCGGTAACTGGAACTGGTGTAACTAGCGAAACCGTAACCGTCCCAAGATTACCAGTTGCAGAAACTCCGGTTGGAAGGACTAATGCCTTGCCAATTACTGTTTCACTTCCAATTGCGCCAGTTGCAGAAACTCCGGTGACGTTAACAGTAACGCCACCATCACCCGGAGCCTCAAATACCCATCCGAGGCTTCCGTTATTGGTTGAGTTTGAACCGGCGTACCAGGTCATAGCGGATATGCTCTCACACCTGTAATCGTCAGGTAGTCAACATTGGGATCGGTTGCACCTGTCAGAACAAGCGTCGCCGGAGAGCTGGCTGAAGTCCCCTGAACCGTCAACACCCGCCCGGATTCGCCTGCCGCTGTCCACTGAGAGACGCGCTGGGTGGTCGTGCCGAGCGTAATGTTTGTTGCACCCGTAGCCTTGTAGGTGTTAGTAATGTCCTTGAAGGTGTTGTTGCCGGAGATTGTGAGGGTTCCAGCACCGCCTTGGTTAAGGGTGATGTTGGTGTAGGCGATGCCGCCGCCACGAAAATTTTTAGCAGAACCAGAGGTTAGGCTGATCGTGCCTGTGCCGGTGACTGTGAGGTTGGTAGATGTGTTTAAGTTCCAAACGTCAGCTGACCCGGAGTGAGTCCATGTTCCAGATCCTATAGCAACAGTTCTTGTGTTAGATCCACTTGCACTTAGATCTGATGCTGTGACATTGTAAGAACCTGCATCAAAAGTTCCAGTTGTTATTATTAACGGCTGAGAACTACCGATTGCGTCTTGTAATGTTACAGATCCAGAAGGACTATTTATAGTTATTGTTTGTGTAAACGATTTTCCGGCGCTGGTAATGGTTTGACTTCCTCTTCCAAAAAAAATGAACCCACCACCCCCGCTCATTGTCGTTCCGGTGCCATTTATCCAATTTCCATATACGTTGACTGTTGCACTAGACGCCAAGGTCATCGTGTTAGTCGTACGCGCCGACATATCAATCGTGCCGATGTTGTAGGCTGTGTTGATTGTCGTCGTAGCTCCTGTACCGGGGCTGGTCGATTCAAAGATGCAGGTGTCTTGGGCCAGAGGGAAGTTGTTGACAGACGGAGAACCCCCGCTTGATGTCGCCCAACCCGTCGCAGACCAGTTGTTGTTTCCAGCAAGGTTCCAATATTTATTGGCAGCAGCAGTAAACGTAATCCCACTGTTTCCTTTGCAGTCGCCAATTCTTGTCCCACTAGCAGGAGCAGCAACACCAGCAATAGTGATGTCTCGAAAATCTACGTCGGTCATCGAGACAGCAGCGCAGGTCAGCGTGCGTGTTGTGCCAAGGGTGTCTGAGCGCACGAACGTCCGCATAGTTGCATTGGTTCCAGCAGAGAGCGTCAGAGTGCCGTTGATGGTTTGGTTGGCTGAAAAAGCTATTGTGGCGATACCAGCGGTGGTTCTGCCTGCAACAGTAAAGTTGTTAAAGGTGTTGGCTCCGTTCAAACTGATATTGGATATGGTTGCGGCGGTAAAACTGAGGTTGTAGAACGTCTGGTTGTTACCAGAGCAAGTAACGGCCGTCCCGTTTGCGTTAATTTGTGACGTACCTGAATTAAAAGTAAAGTTAGCCCGTCCGTTTTCTGCGCTGCCAAAGTTGAAGGAGGCAATCGTTACTATTGAAGAGCCAAGAAGAATACTCCTACTGTGTAAAGTATCAGAGACAAGAGTGTTGCAAGTTAGATTGTAGTTTGCAGTGTTAAACGAACCGTTTGTAAACGTGAAGCTACCAGTATTATTCAAAGCATCTGCCAATGCCCATTCAGCGCCAACGCCATTAACATCAAAACTAGATTGCAGCGTCACACCATTGGTCGTCAATGTCCTTCCGGTGCTGGAGCCGGAAAGCGTGATTGCCCCCGTATAAGTTCTTGTCAGGCCCGTTGCAGGCAGTGTCACATTCCCGTGAATGCCGTCAATAGCAGTGCTTCCAGCCAACGTGAGATTTCCAGAAGCCGGACCAGCGATGGTCAGAGCCTTCATCCGAATCCCGCCAGTGACCGCATTTACTGTGGCCGTATATGCCGTTGCGTTTGAGGATGAGTCAAACACCACATCATCATGGCTTCTCGGCACAGACGCGCCAGAAGCGCCACCAGACCCAGTAGACCAACGAGCGGTGTCGCTCCAGTTGCCCGTGCCACCGACCCAATAGCGGGTAGAGTCAGCAGGCTTGGCTGTGCGATAGACCGGAGCGGCTGCGGTTCCAGTGGAGTTGGCTCCAGCATAAAATTCACCGGGGGAGGTCGCGGCAAAGCCAATACTACCCATCGCCAAGTAGTCGATGCTATCGGTACACGCACCAGCAAGAATGTGGGAGGTGCCTGTGCCGGTTAGGGTGACGACGTTGCCGGATGTTCCGGTGACAGTCCACTTGCCGAATGTCTGGGTGGCTGTACCAAGCGCAATGGTGTGCGCGACAGTCTTAGTGCTCGCAAGTTCGGTGAATTGGTTGTTGCCGCCGATGGTCAGGGTAGATATGCCTGTTGCGCCGCCAATGGTGAGTTTGTTGTAAGAAAATCCGGCGCTTGAAAAAAAGCGCGCAGAGGTGCTGGTGTCAGACAGAACAATGTTTGCGGTGCCTTTGTAAAAAACCACGTTTGAGCTGTCTAGCGACCATACATTGCCTGTTCCCGAAAGAGTCCAAGTTCCAGAACCCATTTTTACAACACAAACAGTCTGGCTTCTAAATAACCCTGTCGTGACGTTGTAGGTCACCGCGTCAAATGTTCCACTTGTTACAAGCAACTCTCTGGAGGAAAGCAACGCTAGTGCATCTGCAAGTTGGACTGTCCCTGTTATAGAATCAATTGTCACCGGGCATCCAAATGTCACACCGTTGCTAGTAATTGTTTGCGTCCCGCGCTTGGCAAACGTAATTATCCCAGTCGCGCTACTTGACGTCACCCCAGTACCAAACTTCCAATCACCATAAATAGTCGACGTACTGTTAAAGAACGTCATCGCACTTGTTCGTGCAGACGCATCAAAAGTCCCGATGTTCCACGCCTGATCAATCGCAATCGTCCCCGTCACGCTACCAGTGTTATCAAACACCGCAGTGTCTTGAGCAAGCGGAAACTGATTGATGTCAGGCGTTCCACCTGACGAGGGTGCCCAAGCCGTAGCACTCCAGTTCTGAGCGCCAGCAAGGTTCCAGTACACAGTCTTAGCCGCAGGGAACGTGATCCCAGAGTTACCACCGCAGTTACCAGCGCGAGTGGGAGACGAACCCGCAGCAGCACCGGCTATCGTGATATCCCTAAAGTCGCAGTCAGTCGCGGATAGGGTGCCAACGGTCAGGGTGCGGGTGGTGCCGAGGGTGTCAGAACGAACGAAGATACGACGTACTGCTGTAGCTCCGGCACAAGTTAATGTGCCTGTGATGGTTTGGTTTGCGGACAAAGACAACAGCATTAAACCCACAGATGCTGGTGCTGTTAGCGTTAGATTGTTAAATGTATTAGCTCCAGTGACTGCATGCGTTACTGCTGTAGTACCTGTAAATGATACGTTGTAAAACGTCATGCCACCTCCAGCAAACGTTGCCGCTGATGCTGATGACATATTTATTTGTGACGTTCCGGCATTAAGCGTTAAATTGGTACTTGTAGTAAGAGTCGTTTGGCTGCTAAACGTCACGGTACTAGACCCAAGCGTGATCGTCCTGACGTTACTGTTGCTGGATGACAAAGAGCCAGCAGTGACGTTGTAGTTCTTAGTGTCAAACGTGCCGTTGGTGACGGTGAGGTTGTTACTACCGATGTTTAGCGCGTCAGCAAGTTCTACAGAGCCGCCGTAGGTATCAATTGTGAAAGCCTGAGAGAACGACTTGCCAGCACTTGTAATTGTCTGCGTATTGCGCCCAGAAAATGTCAGCCCACCAGAATAACTGCGCGTCACCCCGCTTCCAAACTTCCAATCGCCATACACCGTATAGGCTGTTGATCCAGCCAACGTCATCGCGTTTGTCCGCGTAGACATATCGATGGTGCCGAAATAAGTAATAGCCGAGTCCAGCGTCACCGTCGCAGACGTATTCAGCCCCGTGTTCTCAATGACGGCCGTGTCCTGAGCGAGCGGGAAATTATCGGTAGATGCGCCGCCACCAGACGATGTTGCCCAGTTGTTAGCAGACCAGTTACCACCCGCAGCAGTGACCCAGTAGACAGATTTTGGCGTAGAAGCAGTAATGCCTCTAATACCCCTGAGATCGCCAATCCTCGTTCCACTGATCGGAGCAGCAGTACCAACAACGTAAAGATCTCGGAAGTCTGCGTCTGTCAGGCTTGGAGTGGCGTTGATGGTCAGGGTTTGGGCGAGACCGTAGGTTAAACCACGGAACCAGACACGGCGGTTGCCTGCGGTGCCTGTAGTGGACAAGGTGCCGTTTATTGTTTGGCGAGAGTCAAATGTAATCTGAATAACACCGGCAGATGCTGGGCCAGTAATAGTTAAATTATTGAAAGTATTTATTCCATAAAACCCGCCAGACCCAGATGCTGTACCCGTAAAAGACAAATTATAAAATGTAACTCCCGTGGAAGAAACTGGACCACCTTGCACATTTGGAGCGGTACCAGAACAAATAATTGTTGAAGTTCCAGCGTTAAAAGTTAGGTTTGTATTTGTCCCAAAAGATATAGGGGTAGTACTACTCAACGTCACCGTAGACGATCCAAGATTTATCGTGCGGGTGTTGCTGTTGCTGGAGGATAGTTGAGTTGCAGTGACGTTGAAGTTGTTGGTGGTGAAGGTTCCTTGGGTAAGGGTGATAGCACCAGAGCAAGTCAACGTACCGCCAAGACTTAATGTCGCAGCGGAAGCGTTAATCGTGACCGAAATTACAGATACGTTGTAATTTGTTGTGACGGTAATCGAAGCAGTGTTGATGGTTACATCGTCAGCAGCGCCGGGAACAGACGCCCCACCAGCCCCGCCAGATGTTGCAGACCAGTTAGCTGTGGTGGTCGAGTCCCAAGTGCCAGAGCCGCCAACCCAAAAACGTGCGGCCATGATTAAGCCTTCACATATTTAACGCCGTTAATTTCAATATATTCCGGCTCGGTTTCTACAGGTGGCTCAATATGTTCTGGCTGCTCAACCGGAGGTGCAGTCACGACAGCAATCCAATTGTCCCGGCGCTGTTCCTTCATGGCCTGGATCTCTGCTTCCGTGAACGTGTGATCGTCCGGGAGGTGCAGAGCGTCAGCGAATTTGCCATGAGGAGTTTCAAATTCAAAGTCAATCTTCATGGCAAATCACCTTAAGCAATCCGAATGATAGCGTTAGACGCATCCGCAGTCGGGAACTGGACAACAAAGTCACCATTGGTCGAGGTCTTGTCAGACCCAAAGTCCAATACAGCGATGGCTTTGTTCGACTTGCTGCTGTTGTAGATCAACGCACCACGCGCAGTAATAGATGCACTCGACCACGTAGAGTCTGAAAAGTCTACAAACGCAGTCGTACCACTGGAGCTAATCGCAGCCCCCGTGAGCGTATTTCCACCCGTGGTATATCCAGACCCGTTGGCGACCTCGTTCGTGCTGCTGTAGGTCGTCGTAGTGGCATCCAGCGAGGCCGATGACGTGTACAGAGCAATCTTGATCGTGTCCGTATCCAGATCGTGAGTTCCACCAAGAAGCTCCGTCTTGAAGCTAGTGCACATTGCTTGGGTGATAGCCATTTCTTACCTCTTTGCGAGAGTCATTACCATAGGATTACCGCTGTACTCTCCACCGTCATCCGACTTGGTAAGATCATCCAGCGCCCGAGTGTACAACCCAGCCCATACCGCAAGCCTTGCGTCATTCATCAGGTAAGGCTCGGCTTCCGACAGAGATCCATACAACAGCAGATCAGGGCAGGTTGTCATGAATGCATTCGTACTGGTGCTGTCACTC